GCTGGGGATCAACGTCCGCGACGCGAACGGGCACCTCCGCAATCTGGCGGAGATCATGCCCGAGGTGCTCGAAAAGATCGCCGCGATCAAGAACCCCGCGGATCGCGCCGCCGCCTCTGCCGCGCTCCTGGGCGACGGCAACATGAAATTGGTCGAGACGTTCCGCCAGTCGTCGAAGTCCTTCACGCAGTGGATGGTCGACGCGGCCCGCTACGTCGCGTTGACCGATGAGCAGAAGAAAAGCCTGGGCGAGTTCACCGAGGCGCAGGGCCGCCTGGGGGTCGGGTTCGACGCTCTCGGACAGCAAGTCTCCGCGGTACTGGTGAAGAACCTAACGCCGCTGATGACGGCGCTATCCGAGTTCGTCGAGAAGCATACGCCCGAGATCACCCAAGCCGTCGACGACATCTCGAAGGAATTTCAGGAGTGGACGAAGGGGATTGACTGGAACGAGGTGAAAGAGAACCTGAACGCCGTTCTCGCGATCCTCCGGACCATGCTGGACGTCCTCGAAGCGATCGGCCGCGCGCTCTCCGATACCGCGTTCCTGTTCGGACTGAAGAACCGCAAGTTCACCAAGGAAGACGTCATCAACAACTCGCCTTGGTATGCCGCGCTGCCCGACGCGGACAAGGCGAGGGTGCGACAGCAATTGGGGATAACCGACGCCGACGCGCCAGCAGCCGGACCGTCGTTCCTCGAAGCGCCGGGGACGTGGCTCCGCAATCGCCTGCTCAATCGCGGCCAGCCGACCGCGAATCCGTCCCCTCCGCCCGGACCGATGAACCTGCCGGAAGGCAACTTGCAGCGGGGTGCTGCCATTCGCGACCGCCTCGCCACGGACTTGGACATTCCGCCCGAGGCCGCGGCCGGGATCGTCGGCAACCTGCAAGCCGAGTCCGGTCTCGGTGAGCAGATGCAGGAGCGGAACCCGACCTCCGGACGAGGTGGCTTCGGCTGGGCGCAGTGGACCGGACCGCGCCGCGTCGCGTTCGAGGCCTACGCGAAGGAACACGGCCTCGATCCGCGGAGCGACGAGGCGAACTATGGGTTCCTGCGCAAGGAGCTGCAGAGCCCCGAATATCAGGCGATGCTGCAACGGATGCGGCAGAACAAGGGGCAATCCGCGACGATCTTCGAGCGCGAGTTCGAGCGACCAGCGGTCAGCAACGCGCCGACACGCGAGCGCTACGCCCGCCAGTACGCCGCGGTCCCCGCCGCCGCTCCGCCCGCGACCGTCGCGTCGCCGACCGGAGGAGCCGTCAACGGCAAGGTGGACGTCGCGATCACCGGTAAGAACCTTTCCCCGGACACCGCTGTCACCGCGAAGGGATCCGGACAGGTCAAGGTGGCCCCGCCACGCGTCGAACATCAGGAGCTTGCCAGCGTATGAGCGACGCGCTGTTCCCCTCTCCGCCAGGACGCGACCTGTTCGGAGAACGGTCACAGATCGTCGGCACCGCCCGCTACTTCGACAATTCCGGGGCGTCCTGGGGCAGTGGCGAGTGGTGGCAGCAACTCCAGCCGGGGTCCTGGCGCGGGGTGCCGTTCGTCCTCGATGCCGGCGAGACGAAAGCCGGACGCCGCGTCGCGCTGCACGAGTATCCCTATCGCGACGACGTCTGGCCGGAGGACCTCGGCAAGCTTCCGCGCCGCTTCGCGATCCAGGCGTACTTGACCGGAGACGACGTCTACCAGGTACGCGACGCCATGCTCCGCGCCTGTGAGCAGCCGGGGCCCGGAACGCTGGTGCACCCGACGCTGGGCGCGCTCTCCGTCGTCCTCCTCGACTTCTCGCTGATCGACCGCCGCGAGCGTGGCCGGTACGTCGAGGTACAATTCGTCTTCATCGTTGCCGGGGACGTGCAGTTCCCCTCGACCGCGATCGCCAGCGGGCAAGCTGTCCTGAACGCCGCGCGCTATTGCCAGCCCGCGATGCGCGTCGACCTGGGGCTCGCGATCGCTGCCGTTCCGGCCGTCCCCGCCGCCGCGCTCGCCGGGGTCGCACAGTTCACCGCCATGGCGCGAAGCGTCGTCCTCGATGCCGGCCGCATCCTCGGCGCCGTGCGGGGACTTCAGGGCTTCTATGGGCGGTATGCCACCGGAGCGCGTCAAACGATGCTGCCGGCGACCGCGACCGTCTCCTCGTGCCTCTCCGACGCGACACGCGCCCGTTCTCGCGTCTTCGTCGCCGCGGACAACGTCGACACGACAGCGGGGCAGATGTGAGCGCGCAATCGGACGCGTTCGTCGACGCCGCCGCGGAGCTCGCCGCCGCCGTCGCGGCCTCCGCCTCCGATCCCGCGGACGCGATCCGCCTCCTCCTGCCGCTGGCGACCTGGGGGACAGAGACGCCGCCGCCCAAGACGACGGCGACCGCCTGGGACAACGCCTCGACGGAGTGGGACGCGGTCTGGGATTCGGTCCCGCTCCCGCCGCGCCAACTTGGGCCACTGGCACAGAACGCCCGCGCGCTCTCCGCCGCGTTCGCCGACACGCTACGAACCGCTGCCTGCGCCGCCCTGGGGGCTGCCACACAGGCGTACCGCCCGACCAGCTATCAAGACGCGATCGCGCTCCGGAAGACCGTCTGCGACGTCATAGACCGGCAGGCGATGGCCAGCGCGGACGCCGGCCGCGACGAGACCTTCCGCGCGCTCCGCGATCTTCGGACGTTCGTGGCACTCGACCTCGCCATCCGGGGCGCGAACCTCGCGTGGCTCGTCGAGATCAGGACGCAAGCCTCGACGCCGTCGCTGACCGAAGCCTGGACGCTGTACCAGGACACGACCCGCGAGCCGTCGATCGTCGCCTCCTCCGACGTCCGCCACCCGCTCTGGATGCCGATCGAGTTCGAGGCGCTGACGCGGTGAGCTTTGCCCATGGCGTCATCCCGCATGGCGCGCCGGTCGGCGCCGATGACGAGGTGACCCTCACGGTGGGGAACCAGGTCCTCGCAGGTTGGCAACGCGTCGAGGTGACGCGCGTCCTCGCCGCGATCCCCGCCTCGTTCGAGTTGGAGGTGACGGAGCGCTACCCGAACGCGCCGACGATCGACGTCCAGCCCGGGGAGCCGTGCACCGTGAAGATCGGCGGCGACCTCGTCATCACCGGCTATGTCGACCGCTACTCCGCCTCGATCAATCCAGCGCAACATACCGTTCGGATCAGCGGACGCTCGAAGTCGGAGGACCTCGTCGACTGCTCCGCCATCGTCGGGGACCAGAAGTCGCCGGGCTTTCAGATCATGAACGGCAACACGCTCGCGATCGCGCGGTCGCTGGCCAAGCCTTACGACATCGAGGTGCAGTCGACCGCGGGGGACGGTCCGACGATCCCACAATTCAACGTCCTGCTCGGGGAGTCTCCGTGGGACATCATCGACCGTATCTCGAAGTACTCGCAAATGATCGTCTACGACCTGCCGGATGGCTCGATCATGCTCGCCAAGGTCGGCACCGAGAGCATGGGGTCCGGCTTCGCGATCGGCGAGAACATCGAGGGCGCGTCCGTCATCCTCTCGATGGACGAGCGCTTCTCCGAATACGAGGGGCATCTAACCTCCGTCCTCGTGTTCGGCACCGAGGCCGGGGTGAACACGCCGACCGTGGGCGAGATCGTTCGCGACGAAGGCGTGCCGCGCTTCCGGAAGCGCTACGTGATCTCGGAACAATTCATTCAGGGCCACGAGATCGTAAAGGAACGCGCGGTCTGGGAGATGAACCGCCGCAAAGGGCGGAGCTATCAGTTCAACGTCCTCTGCGACAGTTGGCGCGACGCCACCGGCAAGCTGTGGGAGGTGAACAAGCTCGCACCGATCCGCGCGCCAGTGCTGAAGCTCCGCGACAAGTCGTTCCTGATCGGTGCCGTCACCTTCCGCCGTGACGAGAACGGCCAGCACGGCGAGTTGGCGCTGTGGCCGCCGGAAGCGTTTTTCGTGGAACCGGCCGGACCGCTGGGGCTCGTCACCGTCGAGGACGTCGAGACGTTCAACGCCGCGAAGAAAGGCGGATCAGGGTCCGGACCATGACCTCGCCGCTCGATCGCCTGTACCAGCGTATCCGGATGACGCTCGCCGGCGTGACGATCAGCGCGACGGACGACAGCGATGCCGTGCACAGAGTCCAAGGCCTCGTGCGCGGCACGCCGGAGAAGATCGACAACATTCAGGTGCTGCAAATCTACGGCCTCGCCTCGCACGCCCCGGTCGGCTCGGACGCCGCCGTGATCTTCGGCAACGGCGACCGCTCGAACGGCGTCGCGATCGCCACCGGAAACCAGCGCGCGCGGCCGCGCGACCAGAAAGAGGGCGAGGTGACGATCTTCACCGACGAGGGCGACACGATCGCGCTCCGCCGCGGCCATAACATCGTCATCAGCACGAAGGACGGCACGGTGACCGTCGATCAAGCGAGGCTTGTCGTCGTCAAAGCGAGCGAGAAGGTCCGGATGGAAACGCCGCGCCTCGAAGTGACCGGCGACGTCATCGACCATTGCGACAGTCAATCGCACACCGCCGCGAACATGCGCTCGATCTATAACTCACACCGCCATGGCGGGGTGCAGCCGGGTGGTGGCACCACGGCGACGCCGGACACGCCGCAACTATGAGTTGGATCGACGATCTCGGCTTAATCCTCGTTCCCGGCCCGACGCCGGAGGCGAATTGCCAGGGGGACATCCTCGTCGCCTGGGACAACCGCAACACGCTGGGAGACTGGTCGCTCGCGGACGGCGATCTGCAGACCGGCCAGGACCTCGAAACCGCCTGCCTCGTCTCGCTCTTTTCCGACAAGCTCGCGACGCCGGACTTCACGCCGACAGACGGAACGAGCGATCGCCGCGGCTGGTGGGCCGATCTCTACAGCGACCGCCCGCTGGGCTCGAACCTCTGGCAGTTGGAGCGCGCGCATAAGACGCGCGACACGCTCGGGCTGGCGCGGCGGTACGCGCAGGACGCGCTGCAATGGCTGGTCGACGATGGGGTCGCGGCCTCGATCACCGTCGACACGCGATGGATCGGCGGACCGGGCACGACGATGCTCGGCATCGCGATCGCGATCCGCCAGCCGGACGGGTCGATGACGCGCTTCGTCTACGGCTGGGCGTGGGAGGACCTCGCCGTCGTCCGTATCGCGGCGCAGGGGCCGACGATCGTTGCACCAGTCCAGCAAGTAGGGGTCCGGTAGATGCCGTTTGCTCGGCCAACCTTGACCGCGCTCCGCAGCCAAGCGGTCGAGGACATAACGACCAGCGGGGTCCCCGGCCTCGATGGTCTCCTCCGGAACGCCGTCCTCCGCGTCCTCGCCTGGGTGATGGCGGGGCTGGCCTACTCGGAATACGGCTACCTGGACTGGATCGCGCGCCAGTCCGTCCCGTTCACCGCAACGGACGAGTTCCTCGAGGCGTGGGCCGCGCTGATCGGCGTCTTCCGCAAGGACGCGACCGCCGCCTCCGGCTTCGCGACGTTCAACGGCAACGCCGCGGGGCTTACGCTACCGGAGGGTAGGACGTGCACGCGGGAGGACGGTACGCCCTACACGATCACCGCCAGCGCGACGACGGACATCAACGGCAATGTCACCGTGCCGATCCGCGCATTGGTCGAGGGCGCCGCGACAAACTGCGACGACGGAACGCCGATCGCGATCAACGATCCGATCGCCGGAATCAACGCGTCGGGCGAAACCAGCGGACCCGTCACCGGAGGAGCGGATCAGGAGACGAACGAAGCGCTCCGGACCCGGATGCTCGCGAAGTATCGCTCGCCGCCACAAGGCGGATCTGCCGCGGATTACGAGCAATGGGCCTTGGAGGTGCCAGGGGTCACGCGCGCATGGTGTGAACCAAACGGGATGGGGATCGGAACCGTCATCATCCGGTTCATGCTCGACGACGTCCAGGCGGCACACGAGGGCTTCCCGCAAGGGACTGATGGGTGCGCTTCGGAGGAGACGCGGGGTCCGACCGCGTCGGGCGATCAGCTCGCCGTCGCGGAGCATATCTGGCCGGTCCAACCGGTGACCGCGCTGGTCTACGCGATCGCGCCGGTCGCAAACGCGATCGACGTCGAACTGACCGCGCTGGATCCCGACACTCCCGACATCGAGGCCCAGATCGTCGCGTCGCTGAACGATATGTTCCTCGCGCGCGCCGAACCTGGGGGAACACTGTATCCGTCCGACTTCTACGAGGCAGTGCTCGCCACGCCGGGGGTCAATCACTTCATCCTCTCGGAACCCGCCGGCCCGGTGACGTCGCTCCCCGGAGCGCTGCCGGTAATGGGCACTCTGACGATCGTCAACGTCCTGGCCGATGCTGCCGACCGCTAACGCGTCCGACTACCTCTGGCAGTTCCAACGTCTCCTGCCCCGCGGCCTGATCTGGCAGCGCGCCTGGGGGACGTATCAGGCCGAACAGCTCCTCACGCTGATGCCGACGTGGGTCCGCCTGCACGGCCGCGCGAACGATCTGATCACCGAGACCTTCCCCTGCTCGACGACGGAGCTCCTCGTCGAGTGGGAGCGCTCGCTCGGCCTCCCCGATCCGTGCACCGGCCCACTGGACACGCTTCAGGAGCGCCAGCGCGCGGTGTGCACGAAGTTCCGCGCTCGCGGCGGTCAGTCGATCGCGTATTACGAGCAGGTCGCCTCCGCGCTCGGCTACACGATCACGATCACGCAGTTCGCGCCGTTCCGCGTCGGCTGGAACCGCGTCGGCGATCGTCTCTACGGCGAGGAGTGGGCGAACGCGTGGCGGGTCAACGGACCGCAAACGACCATCACTTACTTTCGGGTCGGCCGCTCGACCGTTGGCGAGGCTCTCCGCGCCTGGGGGAACGAGCTCCTCGAATGCACGATCCGCGCGATCGCTCCCGCGCATACGACGCTGATCTTCGCTTATGCGACGTCGAGCGAGTGGGACGTGGGAGCGTCGATCTGGGATAGCGACGCGTCCCTTTGGGATACGACAGGAGCTCTGGCGGAGAAGGAACAAGTCGGATTGCTCCGCCTCCGGCTGCCGCTCTCGATCCTTCGCGAGTTCACCGAACGCGCGCGTCTCGACAAGCTCCGTCCGGACCGCCTGTTCGCGCAACTGTGGGACATGTTCAGAGATCGCGATGTCTAACATCAACGCCGCATATCCGATCTATGGCACGCCGACGACGCAGTCCGTCCGCGACAACTTCGCTGCGGCAAAAGCGGAGATCGAGACGCTACAGGCGGCGAGCGTCACGATGCCGTCCGGCGACATCTGGCTACCGATCAACGCCCACTATGACGGAGCGAATTGGCAGCGCAACGATACCAGCAAGTATGCCTTCGCGCTGGTGTTCCAGGCATTCAGCTCGATCCCCGGAGAGGAAGCCTTCGGCGGCAATACCGGGTTCATGTTCCTTCGCTGTACGCCGGGAGCGAATCCGATCAGTTCGACGTGGTGGACGACGGGCGGCTGGGAGAACGCGCTGATCATCGACCAGTTCCGTCATCTCGTCGTCGGTGGCCAGGGGATCGAGATCGACGGGGCCGGTGGCGTTCCGTTCGGAAGGGTCACGCATACTGCGGTGTCGGGCAGCGGCAACACGCGCACCGGACTGTTGTCGAACCTTTACATCGACTTCTCCGACGTCGACGCGACCGGCTCTCCCTCGTGGTTCGTCGGGCGGAAGAACGACACATTTACCGTCGAGCGCGCCGCAGCGGGTGGCACGACCGAAGCCAGCTTGACGGAGCTGCTGCGCATCTCCAGTGGCGGAGCCATAGCGATCGGTTCCGGCACGATCCCCGCCAACGGCAAGGCCGGCACGCTGTTCGCCGGACTCAACATAGCGCAGCCGCAAAACTCCTTCGTGTCGTGGAACGTCTATCAGGACACGAGCAATGTGTGGCGCTCGATTGCCGGCGGCGGCGTCGCTTACATGACCTCCAATGGCGGCATTATTACGTTCAATGCGGCCGCTTCCTCTACCGCCGGCAATACAGTTGTCCCGACGCAAATCCTGCAATTGTCGACGCTCGGCATCACCATGGCGGGCAGTACCGACATCTCGCTGTCGCGCGACCCGATCAACACGCTGCACGCCACGACAAAGCAATACGTCGACAACAAAGCGGTCGGCGTCACCGACGCCTCGAACGCAGCGGCGGGCCGGATCGGAGAGGTGATCACCGCGACAGGGACGTCGGTGGCCCACACCAACGGCGTGGCGGCTAACTGCTGCAGTGTGTCGCTCACGGCGGGTGACTGGGACATTGCCGGGCAAATCCTGTTCGCCCCCAGCGGCGGCACGTATACGCAGATCGCCGCTGGCGGCAACACAACATCAGCGACACTAACGACGGCACCGAACGGTGGGCATTACGTGCAGACACCTGCCGGCGGCACGACTCTGGGCAATACCACCGCGCCCGTCACACGGCACCGCGTCAATGTCAACGCGACCACCACCTATTATCTCGTGGGGCAAGCCAGCTTTGGTGCCGGCACTTCGGCAATGACGGGGATCATCACGGCCAGACGGATGCGATGAAAGGAAACTTGATGCAGCCGGTTGACCCGCAAACGCCGATGCACGCGACACTGACCGCACAGGAATGGAACGCCGTTCTCGGTGCACTCGGTGAGGCGCCCTACCGCATCGCTGCGCCGATCATTCAAAAACTCGGACTGCAACTAAACCAGCAACAGACGGAGCGCGCGGGTATGATGATGCCTGAACCCGCGCTCCGTCCGAACGGGGAAGACGCGAATGCAACGGGTTGATAACTCCTCCGCCTCGACGACGCTCCCGCCTCCGAAGGCGCCGGGGACAGCGGGTTACTTCACCGAAGGCGATACGCTGGTCGGAACGGAGCCGACGATCGTGGATCAAGACTGGATGAACTCGGTTCAGGAGGAGCTCTGCAACGTCATCTCCGCCGCCGCGATCACGCTCGACAAGACGAACCGCGCGCAACTTCTCGCCGCGCTCAATCGCCTGTTCTTGCCGAAGATACTCGTCACCTCCGCGTTGACGCTTTACGTCTCGACCACCGGCAACGATGCGAACAACGGATTGTCCGCGGGCTCCGCTTTCCTGACACTGCAAGCCGCGGTCAACGCCGTCTATGGCAAGTACAACTTCAACGGGTTCGGCTGCACGATCCAAGTCGGGGACGGCACCTATACGACCTCTGTCGCGGGCGGCTCGAACTGTCAGATCGTCGGGCGTCCAACCGGAATGCCGGAAGGCGGGCTCACGATCCTCGGCAATCCAGGGAACCCCGACGCGGTGCAAGTGACCGCGACGAATGGCACCGGGTTCACCGTGATCGCCATGACATGCACGATCAACGGGGTCTCGTTCACCGGCACCGGCACCTCGTGGACAGTCATCTCGACGAGTGGTGTCGGCCTCGCGGTGGCGCGCGCTGGTTGGGTGACGCTCGCCAATTGGAGAGCGAAGAACTGCGGCATGTTCCCGATCCGCGCCGACACCGGCTCGACCGTCATCATTCAAGGCACGAACAACAAGCTCGTCGGATCGGGCGGACAGTACGGCATGTTCGCTGGAGAGGGCGCAATGATCTGGTCACCTGGTGCGACGCTCGACGTGACCGGCTTCGGCTCGGTGCAGGCCAACTTCATGTGCGATCAGGGCCGCTTCGAGCTCGCCGCGATGTCCTTCATCGGAGCGGGGTCGTGCACCGGACCGCGCTACGCGTCTTACAACTGCGGCGTGATCATCACCGGAGGAGGAGGAGCAAACTACCTCCCCGGAAACGCCGCGGGCGGCGTCTTGAATGGGGGGATTTATACGTGATCTTCGATCCGCGCGATTGGTATTGGTTCGTCGGAGGCGGCGGGCCGAACCTCGATGACAACGGCGAACATACCGGCGATGAATCGCAGGCCTTCTCCTCGAAGCGCAATCAGTATGTGCCAAGTGACGATCCGGAATTTGCCGCATGGCGCGACGCGATGAAGGCCGGCGCCGGCCTTCCGCCAGAGTCGACCGCTGATCCGACGACGCGGATCGACACGGAGGACAATCTCGCCGACGTGCTCGAACCTTACGGGATCAATCCGAACTTCAGCAGAAAGGCGACCGCATGAGCGATAAAGTCGAGTCGCAGTCCATCACCATCCCGACGATGGAGGACATCGACAACCTGCAAGCGCAGCTCGACGCCCTCGACGAACGCGTCACCGCGCTTGAAGGCGGATCATCCCCGCCTGCCCCGGACAATGGTGGCACCGGGCCAGCGTGCGAAGGATGGCTGACCGCGGACTTCTCCGCGCCGCACCCGTACCACGGAACCGATGAACAGCAGATAATCGACGCGCTAACCTACGGGACCTCGACCGGTGGCGCCGGGGACAACCGTTTTCATTTCTTCGGAGAGCAGGCCTACACGGAGGAGATGGCGAAGATAAACATCCCGCTGTGGTACTTCATCGCGAATATTTCCTCCGGTAACTCCTACTTCAAAGACGATAGCAGCGTCGACGAGGCGGTCTTCGAGACGCTCCTCGCGAACTGGCAGAAGGTCGATCCCGCTGGCGTCTCCGGTTGGCTGTTTGGCCTGAACTATCCGATGCGAGGTGTAACGGACGCGGCGTCATTCGGACGCTGTGCGGGCAATCTCGCGCGCTTCCTCCGCGAGCGCGGCCTGCCGCTGATCGGCATCACCGGACCCGACGAGCCGGACAGCAGAAACCGGACCGAGCTCTACGCCTACACGAACGCGCTGATCGCGGAGGTCAAAGCCGTCGACGAGAACCTCGTCGTCTGCGCCCCCGCAACATCCTGGGCGGACTCAGGCTTCATGCGCGAGATGGCCAACGCCTGCCCCGGCATAGATTGGTTCTCGTGGAACATGTACCCGTCCGGCGATGACATTGGAGAGCAGGCCTGGAAGAACCCGCAGTACAGCGAGCGCGCCGCAAACGACATAAGGGGGATGCGCAACAACGCGCCATACCGTCCGAAGGCCTACCACATCGGCGGGTTCAACATGGACTGGTCGTGCACCGCGGAAAGCCAACACAACTATTGCGCCGCGATCTTCGCGACGCTCGTCCTGATCGACACGCTCGACGGAGCGGACGCTCCCGTCCGCGCCTGCGTCTGGGATAGCGAGGGCGACGGCACCTGTGGCTTCGTCCCCGATCCGAACAACGGCCACACGCAGGGCTGTGAGCAGGACCTAACGCCGTTCGCTTACCTCTGGGGCCGCCTTGCGAACCAGGTCACGGGCGCCCGCTGCACGGTCACAGGCGGCTGTGACGGCCTCCGCACGCTAGCAGTCAAGCGAGAGGACGGGGGCTGTTCCCTCGTCATCCTGAACGCCGACCAGGGGCACCAGGGCACGCGCGAGATCGCGCTCTCGAACTGGCCGGTCAACGCGGACGGATGCGGCGACGTCGAGGTCTGGCAAATGACGGACGACTGCCACGGCGTCGGCCAGGACGGCGCGTGCGTCACGTCGCGCTGCGAGGGTGGTATCCTCGAGGTCTCACTCCCCGACCCGTCGGTGACGGTGATCTCCTCGCGCTAGGCCAGGATCAGGATCAGAGCGAGGACGATCACCGCGAACCCGATCGCGAACGAGAGGAGCCCGCGAAGCTCCCGTCCGAGAAGCTCCTCGTCCGGCATCGGAGGGGGGTCGCGGCGGGTGGGATCATCCGCGCTCAATTTACCGCGTCCCTCTGCCACTGCGCGACCGCACGCCTGCTGTAGCCGCTGCTCGTCGCTCACAGTGGACGGTCCGGCGGAAGGAAAGTCGCCCGGAACGCTGCGTCGACGACCCGCAGGGAGTGATTGTGGGGGAGGAGCTTCACGACCTCGACGAACTTTTCCGCCGCCTTGCGCGTGAAGTCCTTGTCGCAGCAAGGACAGCGGGTCAGTACCGTCTCGCCGTCGTCGACGACGAAGCGACCGTCCGCCGTCTCCCGAACCTCGTATGTCATGCGACCCTCCGCAGTGGAATGACGTTGTCAACGGGCGCCTGAGCGGGTGCGGACGCCGGGACGTCCGAAGCGACGGGCTCGTCGGCGAGGCCTGCCAGCGCGAAGGCTGACGGCGCTGTCGGGTCAATCAGCAGGTCCGCCCACTCGACGAGGAGCGCGCGACGCGCCT